AAATTAGCATAGTCCATTTGTAACCATTTTGTAACCGGTTTCCCCTTGACATTTCATTGTAGTGAAGTAGATAAAGAATTTGAGTTAGCACCACATAACCTAGATGCCTGGGCTTTGCACGTCGATGTTGGATACATCGGATGTAAAACCCTGTTCACAATTTCAGATATGCCCTATGGTACTATAATGGTGCAAGGACAAACTTGCATCGAACATCAACCACGAGACGAAAGGACGAAACACATGAAAGTTATCACAAAGTATGTGACTGTGGAAGCGGTCAAGGACAAACAGGTTTTGACCCTGCTGTTTCTGGACTGGAACAGCAAGCGCGACTGTTTGGAAGTCGTCAAGGCACACGGCATGAAACCGTTGACCTTTTCCAGCGGATGCAAGGGTATTGAAATGGCCCTTGAGGATATCAACGCCGAAACGCTGAAATGCGAAATTGGCGCAGAGATTCCGCACGATTTCATGCTTGACGGTGACGACTTCACCAGCGCATATAAAGAAGGGAGTGCTTCCAATGACTGACCCTTGCACCTGCACCGGCCCTTGCGCCACGCCTACCAACGTTTCGCACGTCCTGCTTTATGAGGATGCCGCCCAGAACATTTACGGCCTTGTCTATGATAAGGACGGGAATCTTCTTAACATCGTGGACGGCGTGGGCAAGCTTGACCCCCTGCCCTTCACCGCCTTTGAAGAGGCGGCACGCCGTGGTTTCCCGTATGCGCCCCAGTGGTCTCCCTGCTGTCACGGTGGCAAGACCATGGAACAGCAGGCGGCAGAGCTGGAAGCGCAGAAACACCACATTGCCAGCATCTACACGAACCAGAGCCCCACGGCGCTTTTTCCGACCAACGGCGACAGCGTGGCAAAACAGTTTTTGCTTCGTTGGATTTTCTGAGCAAGACACTACTTTATAATGAAAGGATAGAATATTATGTTTAACAATCAGAATGCCGCTCCCGAAATCGTCAAGTCTTACCTGTCCATTGAGGGCGCAACCGTGCAGGCGTGTCACCTTATTTCTGACCGGGTGTGCGTGTTCACGCTGAACGTTCCCGGGGCAACTTTCCTGAACCTAAAAGTCGTTGACGGCAAGAACGGCGAGTTTATCGCAATGCCGCAGAGCAAGGGCCGGGATGGGCAGTACTACGACCTGTACCGCGTGTACCTTTCTGAAAAGGACGCACAGCGCGTCATTGCCGCAGTTGCAGAGCACGCAACGGCGCAGGGCGAAAAGACGGATTATAAGACCCGTTACGAGGTGTAAACATGAGCAAGCGCAACATGAAAAATATTGCGCTTGACCTATATGAAAGCGGTGGATGGGTCAATATCCCGTCCATCGCTTCTTTAGGTTGTTGGTGCAATATCCTTATTGGTAAACGTCAAGTTGGTAAGACCTACGGCACATTAAAATATGAGCTGAACGAGGGCAAGCGGTTCCTGTACCTACGCCGCACAACGACAGAGTTTGACGCTATCACCAGCGACCCCGACTTGAACCCGTTCTTGCCTTTGAGAAAAGAAGGTTTTGACGTAGATATTGTGAAAGGCGGCAAGGTCACCTATACTATAGGCCGTTTTGAGTATGAGGACGGCAAGCCCAAGCAGTGCCTAGAGAAATACGGAATCGGAATGACGCTCCCCAGCATTGCGAATATTCGTGGTTTCAACGGTTCGCAGTTTGAGGACGTGGTTTTTGATGAATTTATCCCGGAAAGAATTGTTATCAAGCGCAAGGCAGAGGGCGACGCGCTTTTGAATGCCTATGTTACCATCAACGGAAACCGGGAATTAGAAGGAAAACCCCCGCTCCGGCTTTGGCTGTTGGCGAACGCTTTTGACATTGCATCCCCGATTCTGGTTGAATTAGGCGTGGTGGATGAAATCGCCAAGCTATGCAGAACCGGCAAAGAGTGGACGGTAACAGAAAGCGGCGTGTTTATCGGTATGCCGAAATCAAGTGCGGTAAGTGCCAAGCGTGCGCAAACTGCATTCATGCGCCACATGATGAAAAATAAGGACAGCAAGTTTTACAAGATGGCAATGGAAAACCAGTTTGCATATAACAATCTAGAAGCAGTTCGGGCAATGAATATTAAAGGCATGAAACCCCTGTATGCCGTGGCCGGTCTATATGCGTATGTGTACGACGGAAACCACATCTATTTGTGCACATCCCGGCACGAAAGCCGGGAAGTTTACCCGGACACAAAAGCCGGAAAAACCGCTTTCCGGTTGCATCACCCGTTCTTTGAGGCCATGTTAAACTTAAACCAGATTTGGTGTAGTGACGTGCCTACGTTGCTTAAAATAAAAGAATTCCTTGACATTGAGGATTGAAACGAGTATTATAAAGGTGCAGGGGCCCCCATAACATAGACAGACCGGAAGTCTGAGGGGTTGCATTTCTATGTTGCATACCCCTGCTTTTATAGAAAGGATGTGCGCAATGCTCACTTATTCATACAAGTATGCCGCAGAAAAGCGGCTCTCCCCGCACTTTCGGGTGCGGGAATTCCATTCCAAGCACGACCCCAGCGACATTGTAAATGTTGACGAGCGGCTTTTGACTTTGCTTGAAAACATCCGAAATTTTACCGGTAAACCGGTACACATTAACAGCGGATATAGAAGCAAGGAATACAACGCCACTCTCAAAAACGCCTCTCCCCGGTCTCAGCATTGCAACGGCATGGCGGCTGATATTTGGGTTGAGGGCGTGACACCGTCCAGAATCGCAGAGATAGCGGAGTGCTATTTGGGCGCTTCTGGCGGTATCGGCGTTTATCATACGTTCACCCATGTGGACGTTAGAACCAACAAATCAAGATGGAAAGGAGCCTATTGATTATGGCACTCAGCATTAACGACGTTATCGCACTGGCAAACGCAGGTTTTACCAAAACCGATATTGCCGCCTTTATGAATCTGGGCAATCCCCAGACCACTCCCCCCAGCCCTGTGCAGGTTCCGGGTGCAACGGCTCCCACGGTTCCGACCGTTCCGGCAACTGTCCCGGCTCCTGCACCTGCCCAGCAGGCCCCGGCCACTCCCGACCTTGGCCAGCTGGTGGCAAGTCTTGCCGACCTCAGCAAGAAAGTGGATTCCCTCACCGTTCCGACCGCTGGCACAGTTGGCGCTCTTCCCACGGTTACCAGCGTGGAAGATATCATTCTTGGGGCGGTCAAGCCTGCCCCTGCACCCGAAAGCCCCCAGCTTTTTAATATGGAAGGAGTTGTGAAGTAATGGCTAACCCGAATTTTCCCGAAAAGGCAGGCGCAACGGTTTTCCGTCCGCAGGACATTTATACCATTGCAAACAATCTGGTTCAGCAGGTGACCGGGCAGACGGCAATTTCTGCCGTTGATACATCGTCTTTTATCAACGTGGGGCAGATGTGTTTGAACACCAGCAAAGAGGGCACGTTGCAGGCCCTTTATAACATGGTTTCGCGTACCATCATTACCACCCGTGCATACAGTGGCCGCTTTACCAGCATTGAGGCCACGTCGCAGGAATGGGGCCTGTTCATCCGCAAAATCGCGTTTTTCAGCGGCAAGTTTGATGAAACCAAGTTTATCAACACGGTGCAGAACCCCAACACCTTGCGCGACGGGCAGAGCGTGGATATGTACAAAATTTCCAAGCGTTACCCGCTGGAAATGTGGTACACTGGGCAGGCGACGCTTGACCAGACCTATACCACGTTCCGTTCCCAGCTCACCACCGCGTTCACCAGCGAAAGCGAACTGTCGGCATTTCTGGCCGGTATTACCACCGAAGTGTCAAACGACGTGGCGCGCTGGAAAACTGCCGAGAATCGCGCCGTCGTGATGAACTTTATCGGCAGTCTGTACAACACCGGCAAGCCGGGCCAGAAAGTCAACCTCACCAAAGAATTCAACACGGCACGCGGTACGGCCTATACCACCGCTGAACTGCTGACCACCCATTTGCAGGAGTTTCTTTCCTTCTTTGTCTCTCTGCTGGAAACCCAGACGGCCATGCTTGAGGAAAGCACCGACCTTTATCATCTGGTTCCCGCCTGCACCGACGACAACGGAGACCCGTTGACCCTGCTCCGGCACACTCCCAAGAGTGAACAGAAACTGCTTCTGTATCAGCCCCTAATCAATGATGCCAAGTCGTGGGTGTTCCCTGCTATCTTTGGCCCGGGGTACCTTTCCTTTGGAAACTACGAGGGTGTCAACTTCTGGCAGAACATCAACGACAAGAGCCGCGTGAAGGTCATTCCCGCTCAGTTCAACGTGAACACCGCCAAGCAGGAAACCGGTAAAGAAGTTGACCTGTCCATGGTGGTGGGCCTGCTGTATGACCGCAGAGCGCTGGCGACTGTCTACATGATGGACAGTGTTTATACTACTCCTTTCAACACGAAGGGCGAGTACTACAATACGGAACATCATTGGAAGATGAACTATCTCGCCGACCCCACCGAGAACGCAATTCTCTTCTACATGAGTGACGACGCTCAGCCGTAACCAGCCGCGAAGGCCCGACCGTAAAAGGCCGGGCCTTTATTGTTAGAAAGTAGGTGAAACAATGGCACGAGGCGAATTTAACGGCGCAGTTCCCGCGCCCAGTGTAGAACATGGGTATCACTTTCACTTTGGAAACATTGAGAAGCGCGTGAATTCAACCAAAGCATTTGATTATACCAAGCTCCCCGACGAGGAACGTTGCGATTTCAAGCAAACCACCAGCATGGAGCGGCCTGTGATTTATGTTACATTGAACAGTATCAACATTTCCCCCCAATGGAATTATTGCCAATGCGAAGAGACGGCGAGCTTTTATTGGATACGCGATATTTCAATCGGTATCAGAGGCAGGGGAACCGCGAACATTTGGCAGTTCACGCTAGAGCTTGACCCTCTGGCAACCTATCGGGATGCAATCTTGAAAACGGACGCATTCATTGAATACGGTTTCAATCAAGATTCCAGCGGCGCAACGTTCCGTTTGCAGGATACCCGGCAGGCCGTGGGAATGGCTCCCAAGATTTCCACAGCGTCGGCAGATATCACGGACGGAAATATTGATGCCTCTGGTGGCACATTTGTTCTGTCCTGTGTTGGCAAGTCTGGCCTGCACGCCTATGCAATGAGCGCCGCCACGTTGGGAAGTTTGTTGTCCGTAGTTTCCTTGACGTGGGAAACCCTTACTAAGCCTATGGTTCGTTGGGAACTGGCATTGCCCGAGTTTATGAACAAACTTTTGTTTGGCGGCAACGCATTGGATTGCGTCCGCTCTTGCATTTGGATTCCCATAAACCTATCCCGATACGGCGCAGGGCGGCAAACGGAAATCACCTTGGGGCAGTTTAACACCTCAGTTTTTGCACAGCAGGTCACCCCGTCCAGTTCCCGGAGTGTTCATACCACAATAGCGATACCTTGGCCCGCAGACGACTGGAAGCGGATGAACTGTCAAATTCAGTTATACGTTCCTTTCGTGGGCACGCTGGCGGTTCCCGTTGACCAATGCAACACGTCGGCAAACATTGATATTGATTGGTCTGTGTGTTTTGTGGACGGCAGTGTAACTACACTAGTCCGGGCAGGGGATTATACGGTATACGCTGGAAGCACCAGCATAGCCAGCCCTTACGGAATCGGCACCAGTAACATTGACCCGGTGCGTGCGCTGACCGGTGCAATCAACACAGTCACCGGTGCAATGAATTTCGGCGGGGGTCTCCTGTCCACGGTGGCAGGATTCACAGGCGGCGTATCTCAGGCCGCGCAAGGTATGGCCCAAGTTGCGCAGGGTGTACAGCAAACAGTTTCCCCCATCAACTGCACAGCCGGAACGTTGGGTGGTGCGTCTCAGGTGCAATTACCGCTTGAGGCAAAGTTGACCCTGCTGTATTATCCCCCGGTGGATGATGCCGGTTTCCAAAAGGTTTACGGATACCCGGTGATGAAAGTTGCAAAGCCTGTGCAGGGTTATTGCAAGACACGGGGTTTCTCCTGTGCTCCGCTGAACGCCAAGCCCGACGAGATTTCTTACATTAACGCCGCTATGGATTCTGGCGTTTTCATTGAATGAGAGGTGATTTTAATGTACCAGTGTTATAGCGGATACTACGACGGCGGCACGCTGTGCGGAAATTTCGATGCAACATTTTCCACCGATGCAATGAATTACTGGGAACGCTCTTTCTTTCAGAGGTTGCGCGGTCTCATTGAATTTAACGGGCTCCCCGAGAACGGCCCCGGTCAAATCGGATGGGACTATGATGCCTTTCTTTACCAGCTTTTCCGCACCGGTTACGCGACGGTTTTCAAGTCGAAAACATACGGGCTGGTTGTACAGCCTGCATTCCCCACCGGCTACGGCCTGCAATACCAGCCGCGCGGGATGCAGATTTCAACGACGTTCTTTAATTTCCCGCGCCCTCTGGAAATCGGCAAAGAGTGCGCTGTTATCAAGCTCACCCCCGACTTTCAAGGAACTTGGGATTTAGTGACCAAGTATGCACGGGAAATGCAGTTGGCAGAAATCGCAATCCGGCAAAGCGCAATCAACGCACGTTTCGCCTATGCGGCCATCGCCAAGGACGACAAAGGCAAGCGTACCATGGAAGGAATTTTTAGCAAGCTGGCGAACGGTGCCCCCGCTATTGTTATCAATGCCGATTTGAAACAGCAGTTGACCACCAAAGCGGACGGTGATTTTACTCTCCCAATCATGCAGTTTGACCGTGACCTTTCTAAGAACTTTATTCTTCCCGATTTGATGGAGTATCGTCGGAACATCCTGTGCGACTTTTACAGAGAACTGGGTGTATCTGTTCAGCCCAACAAAAAGGAAAGAATGGTTGTGACGGAATCGAAAGCGGCAGACGCGGAGACCTTCAACCGACGCGAGGTCTGGCGCATCACGCTGGAAAAATCCCTTGCAATTGTCAATGAGATGTACGATACAAACATTACTTTTAAGATGGTTGAGCCGGATTTTGACGCAGGCGAGGCCGACGAGACCGAGGCCAACAACGAAGGGGAAGAGGTGAATAACAATGTTGGTGAATGAGTTAGTATCCTCTTGCAATCTGGAAGCGCTGTTGATGGCTGACCCCAACCTTTTTGCAAATATGGTTGTCCCCGAGGGCATGGAGAAAGCGGGAGTAATTCAGGCGATACGCCGTGCGCATGGTCTGGCCCCGCTGTACCACCCCGACCCCATTTGGATGAAATCAGAATTGTATTGGTGGAGCCGGGAAAATCTCCCCATTTGGAAAAAGCTTTTCGCCACAACTCAGCTAGAATATAATCCCATCTGGAATACCGACGTGCACGAGCTGACCAAGGACACCACCGAACGGGCCAAGGATACCGCAGAGAACACGGCCACCCATTCCCATGGTGGAGCCGACGAGCAGAGCCAGCACGCAGACAACCGCCACCAGATGGAGACCACCGGCAACCTTTACCATGAGGACACCAAAGCGGACGGTTTCACCACGGACAATACCGCAGGGCAGGAGAAAACCGTGGGCAGTACTGCCGGGAAAGAGCATGGTTTTGCTCATACCCAGACCAGCGCAGACGAGACCCGGGACACCAAGGGCACCCTTGACCGGGATACGACCGGCACCCGGCTCACGACCCACGGCGAAACCATGACCGATAAACTCAAGACCGCCAAGGACAGCCAGACGGACGTTGAGGGCAAGGTTTCAGCCGAGAACGAAGCGACCTATCAACCGTTCGACGCGTCCACCACTATCTATAAGGAGACCGGCACGGCAGACGATACCCGCAAAACCGACTGGACGGAGACTGAGAACACCACCGGCACCCAAGACGACGTTACCACCGAGCACATGACCGACCACCAAGAAAGCACGTCGGACACCGAGACCAAGCAGGACACCGAGGGCCTCACCACCGGCCAGCGGGACAGCATCGACCGGGCCCACGGCACCCATGGAGACACGGGCCGCACCGATGGACACGGGCACACCGAGCGGCAGGCGGGAGACCGTGGAACCGCGCAGGATTCCAAAACCGGCAAGCATGAGGAACACGGCCTTGCGGCTGTCACGGGCAAGGAATCTGAAACCGTAACCACCGTTCACGAGTGGAAGCGAGGCGGCAATATCGGTGTTACCACGACGCAGGAGATGATTGAGGCCGAGCGGCAGACTGTGCTTTTCAATATGTATCGTGTTATCGCAGACAGTTTTCACCGCACATTCTGCCTTGACGTTTATTGAAAGGAGTGGTATCATGGTATCGGAAATCATCGTGGCGCTTATCGGTGGCCTTGTGACGCTTTCGGGTGTTCTTATCGCAAACAGCAGAGCGCAGGCCGTCACCGATACACGCCTCGACGAGTTGACCCGGGAAGTGCGGAGCATAACCACTTTGCCCGCCGTGTTCCCGTGTTGGAAGAGCAGATGAAAGTGGTGAACCACCGTATCGACGACTTAGAAAGGAAAGGTGATTGATATGAAAATCAAGCCCGCAACGATCGCAAGAACTGCCGTTCTCGCTCTGGCTCTGGCAAATCAGATTCTAAGCGTTGCCGGTCTGAGCCCTCTGCCCATCGACAGCGCCACCCTTGAGCCTTGGGTAACCACCGGTCTGACGACTGCCGCGGCTGTCTGGGCATGGTGGAAAAACAATTCGTTCACCCCGGAAGCAATCCGGGCCGACGCGCTGTTGAAGGAAATGAGGGGGTGAATTTATGGATTATCCGTTTTGTCCGTCCCCGCCCTATGTTCCCGGCGACCCGGGAATGTACGACCTCAGATGGATGGTCTCCCAGATTCAGAGTTTGACAGCTCTTGTGCAGGGCATTGCCAAAGGGCAGGAATCGCAGGGCGGCAACATTACCGCGCTCAATTCCGCAATGGCTGACCTTGCGGCCGCTCAGAAGTGCATCAACGAACGTCTGAATGACGGCGACTTTGAGAACGGTAAGTTTCTGGAATGGGCAAACAAAAATCTGCCTGCTATGGTCTGTGAAATGGTGCGTTTTGTGTGGTTTGGTCTGACCCCGGACGGGCATTTCTGTGCATACGTCCCTGCAAATTGGGGCTGGCTGACCTTCAACACCGGAACCGATATCACAGAACCGGAGTATGGTCATCTTATCATCACCTATTAAGAAAGGAGTTTTCAACATGAGTTGCAAGAATGATTGTGGTTTCCCCATCAAGCCTGCACCCTTTGCGCCTGCTGACCCCGGCCCCTGTGGGCCGGGCCCTTGCGGCCCCCATCACCCGCCGATGCCGCCCCGGCCCCCTGTTCCCTGTGGGCCGTGTCCCCCGTCTCAGTATATCGGCAGTCGGTATGTGCCGATTTTCGCAGACCCCATTGAGTGGGACAATCACCGCTCCTACGAATCTCTTACCATTGTGACCCACGACGGCGAAAGCTACACAAGCAAGTGCAACGTGGGCCCCGGCGTGGATATCACCAATTCCCGGTACTGGGCCAAGACCGGCGCGTATAATGCGCAGGTGGAGCAGTATAAGAACGAGGTGAAAGACCTGTCGTCTCAGGTCTCCGGTTTCGCGTCTGACAACGCGGAATTCCGGGAGAAAATTGACCAGTTCACCAAGGACAATGCCGAGATGAAAAACACGGTTGCCGAGGATAAGGCCCGTGTTGACGCTCTGGCCGAGCGCGTGGCGACTGCCGAGAGCGAAATCGACGGGTTGCAGGCCACCACCGCCCAGCACACCACCGAGATTGCCGACCTGCACGCCAAGGACGAGGATTTGCAGAGGCAGATTACCAGCAATGACGGCGACATTGCCGCAATTCAGGCCAAGAACACGGAGCAGGATTCCCGGCTGAACGGCATTGATACCAAGCTCAAGAGCCACGATGCCAGCATTGCCCAGAACACCGCCGACATTGCCAAGAATACCAAGAATATTCAGGACAATGCCGCGAACATTGCCAAGAACGCCCACGAGCTGGCCGACCATGCCGCAAAGCTGGCAGACCATGAGGGCCGTCTTACCGCCCAGCATGAGGAAATCACGGCAAACCATGAGGCCATTGAGCGCCTTACCAGTGTGACCGATGGTCTCCGGGCCGACCTTACCGAGGATGAGGCAAAGATTGAATCCAACCGGGATGCAATCGCCCACATTCAGGAGAAGGACGTTCAGCAGGACGGACGGTTGGACAAACTGGAAGAGTGTTGCGAACAGGCCAAGGCCCACTTTACCCAGCTGGACACCAAGACCGATGCCACCAATACCGCGCTGACCGCTGAAATCGACCGCGCCAAGGCCGCAGAGCTGGCGAATGGCAAGTTGATTGCCAAGAACGCCGCAGAGCTGGCAACCCACGCCACCGAGCTGGCCGACCATGAAACCCGCATTTCTATTCTGGAAAGTGACAACACCACCAACAAACAGGAAATCGCGGATATCAAAGCCAAGAACACCGCACAGGATACCGCGATTGCTGGCAATACCGACGCTATTCAGCACCTCACTGAGGGCGCGGGCGAGTTTGTCACCAAGACGGCTTTCAATACCGACCAGAAACGTCAGGACGACATTATGGACGTGCACGCGGGACAGATTGCCAAGCTGGAAGCGGATATCGGTGGGCTTTTCCAAAATTCCGTTGAATTTTCGAACATTGAGATTGTACTACCGCACGCGGGTGTTCCTTCCGTAACAGCAAGCTACACAGTATTCGGTTTCGTCTTTTTGCCGTTCCTTCGCAAGGGGAAAACCCATTCCACCCCCAACATTACCGTGAATAGTGTATACGAAGCGCGTGTTCTTTATTTCGATGGTACGACCGCAACAATCCCGAACGACGATATTACTATACAAGGAATATTCGGCCCGGGGAATGTTTGTTTACGGGCCGACATTCCTTCCACCAGCATTCCAAATATTGCAGTCGATAAACCGTTACTTATTCACCTTAAACTTTCCGTGACGGTTAGCGAACCTGTTTCCTAAAACGAGCCGCCCACGACCTCTAGGCCGTGGGCGGCTTTTATTGTTCCATGTGGAACACTATCCCAAGCGTTCCTCTGTAAACTCATTGATTCCGCCCACCTCATACCGGCGAGGGGTCATTACTATCCAACTAGCGGAATGTGTCACGCGCTGGAAATCGTGGCGCTCTTTTATGGGGCTGTCGTGATAAGAAAGCATCTGACCACCTGCATCATCAATGATTAAGAAGTCATTCAGATTTTCAATATTGTCCTTTAACGCCGCCTGCCCTTCTTTCTTGCCTACTCCGGCAATGGTGCTTTCTAGTACACCCTCACACGTCCGGGCCGCGTAGCATTTCGCGTGCAAGAATCTGAATTCGGTGTAACCATAATCGGCTTGCGGGTGTTCGTCCTCAGCGATACCAATATAGACTTTTTTGCCGTTGGGCTTTGTGACCACCACGCCGCGCTTTTCACACTGGGCGGCAACTTCCCGGTTATACTCTTCGACCTCGGGAACCTTGGCCCCTTCAAACTTGCATGAATCTGTATCCCAGTAAATCACCTTTTCCCAGCCTACGATTTTCAGCAGTTGCCAGAGCTTGAGCCGCGTCATGCTGGCTGTCCACAGGCCCCAGAGAAACGGAAACTTGCCTTTCTGGCTCTTCTGTATCTCCGCAGGGGTTTTCTTTTCCAAGTTGATTTCCCAGCTCATACGCTCAAAATCAATGCTGTCTCCGATTTCTGCCGTATATTCGTCCCTTATCGTCTTTTGGGCGCAGGCTCCGAAAATCGTGTTGACGCAGATTTTGGAGAAAGCATATTCGGGGGAACCTTTCATGGTCTCTTTGATTTTGAACTTATCAAAGATTGCCATACGGAAAGAATCGGGAAGATACCCAAGCCGGAAACAGAATCCCCGGTGCATCACCACCCGTTCAAAGGTGTATGCTTCTTTGATTCTCTGCCAGTCGTTGGAATCACAATACAACAAAGTTTCATCTGCTTGGAGCACACGGCCATTGTCTTTGTTTTCGTCGTCGCAGTTGAGGCCCGCGCACTTGCTGACAGATATCACGGGGTCTGGGCATTCGGGCCGTATCTGCAACCCCTTTATTGCTATCTCTGCAATCCAGCCCATACCGCAGGATATGATATTGTCCATCACTGCTTGGGGCTGGCCTTGCGGTAGCATCATGGGTTTGCCCTCTGGAAACTTCCACAAGAGCTGTTGTGACGGGTGGGCGCTCTTGAAATCGTAACTGTTACAATTGCGGTAAGTGTGACCTGCACGCCACCGGGTGCCGTGTGTGTCACCGCCTGCCATTGCTTTATATGCGATTTCCATTTGTTCCCGGTTGAGCTCAAGAGCCTGCATCTTTTGGAGTGTCCGGCTGTCCCCTGTCAAATGTTTGTTGACCTCTTTAATGACAAGAGCCGTGTTTGTCATGGGAAGTGTCGCCGCGTTGTAATTGCGTTCTGCTTTCAGGCGTTCGATTGCTTCCCACAGGCCCAGAACATCATTCACACAGTATGCAAATTCGGTATCATCAAGGGGAGTATCTGCTGTTCTGTAAACGGAATAATCCAAATCACCCTTGAGCTTTTCGTGCTTGCATCCTTCTGTTGCTCTGGCAAGGCTCTTTTGGAACAGCTTTAAACTGTCTCGAAATTCAATCCCGTTGTCGAACTGCAAATACAGGGGTTTCCGGCTCTTGGTGTAAAGGGCCTTGCAATCTCCCCACCGGTCACATAGCAACTGAATCAGATATGTATACTCATACCCAAGATTGTGAACAAAAATCACAAGGCGCTTTCGTTCTGTGATACTCCACTTATCAACCAGCGTCTCCATGATATCGGCCCAATCTTCAAAGTATCGCGGCACGACAACCGCGCCACCTATGCACGTTTGAAAGCTGTATGCAAAACCGTCTGTATCGGTGTTGGTGGTCTCAATATCAAATGTACAGGTCACATCCAAATAGCGGGGTTTCGGTCTGGCGTTCTTCTTGGTTCGCTCCTGCACGGTTTTGGGAGTGCCCAGCATAGCCAGAAATTCGGCTTTGCTCTCCGCTATCTGTTCACCCCTGCATCCCCGCATGATTTAACCCCCAAAATACTTTGCTAAAATCTGAGCCGCCTGTTCTTCTGTTGTGATATTGAATTCACGGGAAAGGGCCGTTGTTTGGCTCTCTCCCGTCTGCTTTGCGCGGTCTATCGCGTCCTTTGCCCGTTGCAAGAAGGGCCTGCCGTTGTCTGTCTGCAACAACGTGTAAACCACATCAGAACCCAACGCCGCCTCAAGCTCTTTTGTCATGTACTTGTCAAACAGCTCTGAAAGCTCTTCTTGTGAACCGGTAAAACCTCTATCAACAAGAGATTCATAGACGTTTTGTTTCCAGTCTTTGATACCTTGCATTGTGGAAGTCTTGGCGCTCAGAAAATCGCGCAGGCGCAGATACTCCGCGACAAGCTCCGTCCTTGTCATGCTCTTCACGGCTCCGCTGAACTTTGTGCGGCCTTGCGTTTCCAGCATCCCCAAAGCCCTCTTGTAAATGCCCTTGGTTTCTCCGGCCTCTTCCAGACGTTTCAAGCGTCTGTTTGCCGCACCGGATGCACGCCGCACTATCTGTTCCAGCTCTTCCCGGGTGTAGCTTGTGGCGTTCGGGCCCTTGGGTGCGTATGCTTCCCACGGTTTGGGCTGGAACGGTCTGCCCTTGCCGCCCTGCTTGCGCTTCTTGGGCGGCTTGCTGGCTTTCTTCTCCTTGAGCTTGGCCTGCTTCTTATTGCTGGCCTTGCGGGTTGCGGGCTTTTGTTCGCTCTTAGCCGTCGCACCAGCTGGCAGTTTATCGGGCTTTACAAGCCCTAACTGATTCTTTATCTTTTTCATGCGTCGTCCCTCACAAACTTGCGGTTGACCTTATCATAATGATACCCGCGCGGCCACCGGAAATACTGGATTCTGATTGACCCGTTCTTTTCGGTCATGTACGGTTCATTACCGTTGTTCCGCAGATACTTATATAACTGCCGCACAGATTCATTGTTCATGCGTTGCATTGACTTACCAAGCATCTTGTATGCCATCTGGGCCCCATTGGGGCCCGCTACGGGCATAACGTTGCACGGGTGCGCGGCCTTGGGGTCAATCCATTCATATTCTAACAGATGCACGATTCTCATATCAAAACCATCCTTTCCACTCACAAATAAAGATTGCAATACCGATGATAAAGAACAGCGACGCGAAAGGCGCGACGCAAGCAAAGTGATATGCAGGCATTACACCCACCCCCTTAATTCAACATCTTTGATTATATCATACGGTAAATCAAGAACCGTGACAATTGTCCCGGTATACAGGTTCACGGCCTTGCCCTGCATATTAGTCATTAAGAGAACGCCGCTTTGCTCTTCTTGCGTTTCTTCCCGGGATTCTATTTTGTATCTGAAATATGTGCCAGCAGACAAACCGCTTGCAGGCAATATAATTGTACGGCATTCAATATTTACTTTCATGTTAAAACTCCCCATCGTGATAATAAGCTATGATTTCGTCGTCTCCGGCCTTGCGGCCTCTCCGGGTGCAGGTCTCTGTTGCACGTCGGAAGATTCCCGCACAATCGCCCACCTGCTTGAAGTAGTAGACGAACTTGCTTGTTTTGTATTCCTTATCGGGATGATTGAGCAGGAAATTTTCCACCTGCTCAAAGTTGCTTGTCTTGCGGATGTAGAGAATCATAATCTGTCACGCCCCCTCTATTTTAATTTCCAACGCCGTCAACCGCCCATTGTCCACCTGCCCCAGCTTAAATTCCCTAACATGCATATCCTTCACATAATCGGGAATTGTAGCAGGAACACCGTGCATCATGCCGCCGTCACCATCGCAAATGGTTACTTTCGTCTCGCCGTAATAGCAGTTAGCGCATTTGGTCATCAGTTCAAGAACCTTCATTGTTATGCCCCCTCACCAATTAACCAAAATTATAACTGAATTCGTCACATCCGAAAAATACCACATAACAATTTCACGAACAAACCAAGATTTATTATCAAACTTCGCTAAACGCCCCTTCCATAAATCGTTACCCGCTTCATCACAAATACACATTTCTGCCTTGCTACTGAGGTTCATCATTGATTTTAACGCGTCAATCAGGTTTCCGAGTTTCATAATATCGCTCCTTTCTCTCTAATGGGTTGCACCCTATGTGCTTCCCTTCGCTGTCTATAGTATACTATAATTGTAAACAGGATATAAACAACAGGTTACAATTAGTTTACAATTAGTTTACATCCGATGTATCCAACATCGACGTGCAAAGCCCAGGCATCTAGGTTATGTGGTGCTAACTCAAATTCTTTATCTACTTCACTACAATGAAATGTCAAGGGGAAACCGGTTACAAAATGGTTACAAATGGACTATGCTAATTT